GCCCAAGAAAATCAGTAGACACCCTATAATATATATCATCAAGCGCGTCCTTTAGAATCTCGGCGGCCTCATCCTGTAGGGCTGCCATGCGTTGTTCCCCGCCTTGCTCATACAAGAATGCGAGCTTATCACCGGCCTCAACATAGGCGCGTTGAACTCTTGGTCTTGCCCAGCGTTCAAGAATAGACCTACGGCGCTCGATGAGGGCGCTTTGGCGGTCAGCCTCTTTTAATGTTTTCGCTATCATAAAGCCAGTCTAGGGCTTTTTGCTCGGCCTGTGCTTTCGGCATCCCAGACCGCATCAGCGCCTTGGCTACATCAGATGCAGGCGCTTCCGCTTCCGTGAAGATGTCCATGCCCAAGGGGATTTGTTGCGGGTTCGTCATAACATAGTCTGCCTCCATTTCTTCCCTTGGAGCGTCCCCAAACTCGGCGCGGATTTCGTTAATGGAATAAGCACCAGATGCAATCTTCTGATCTCGCCTTTCTTTTCGGTCTTGCTCCAATGCGTCAATGTCGCTTTTGCTGTATCCTATTGTTAGATTAGGAAAGAACTCGCCCAGCCATCTATTCATCTCTGAACAATAGAGATCTAGTAGCGGGATAACCGCTTGTTTAAAGAATGCTAGATTCGCCTCGCTGAAATTAGCGTAGGTCTGTGATCCTTCAATTCCCAAGAGTTGAGTCGGAACCTTGAAGACCTCGGCGATTTCTTGTTTGCTTAACTTAGTACCATTCAACCATTCAGCATCCCTCATGCTAGAGGTCATAGAGGTATAGGCCATCTCAACGGATGATACACCGATCTTTTGCCCTGCCCTTGAGGTGCCTTTGAAGCGTTCGTTTAATGTCCGTTCTAGGCTTTGCTTTTGCTTCTGATCCATGGCCGCCGCGCCTTTGGGTGATAGCAGGCCATCCATTGTACCGCCGTTCTTCACTGAATTAAAGCGCCATTTCATAGCGGCGTTGTACGTGTCAGCCGCAATAGCCGCCGCACTCATTGGGGCTAGTCCAAAAGTTGAGTCGCTTGGATTGGGGTTGAATGTTCTCCAGTGCATCATATCGCTTTTGCCGGAAACGAGATCCACATCCCATTGCTTTTCTCCGGTCATGCCCTTGCGCCATACATAGCGCGATGGTATCCTTGAGCCTTGGGCGCGTCCTACACTCATATCATATGGTTGCCATAGCCAAAGCTCAGAAGGAACGCCACGGGATAGCAATCGCTCAGTGTAGCAGTTGCCAGTTAAGAGCATCCATGATGCCGCACTTTGTCTGAACTCCACGCCGCCCTCATCAACATTGGGATAATCCAAAAGCCTTTGAAGATCCGAGTCTTCAACCGCTTCCCCATCGGCATCATATGCCTTTAGCGGCACCCTAGAAAAAGCGGTAGCGATGAGATTAACGCAAGCGAAGACCGTAGGATTCGCCTCGTATCCTTCTTTTGCGTAGTCTTCACTCTTCGTCGAAGGGTAGCTATGATCCTTGCTTATGAGCATTTGAGCGGGGCCAATACTCGCCTTTTCTTCCACTGGAGGAAGTTCCTGTTTTTTGAATAGATCGAATAAGCCCATACGATTATTTTACTCCGCCTCTGCCCATCGTCTACACAAAGGAAATGTTAATGTCCGGCGCTTGCTCAAAAGCCAATGCAGCAACGGCATAGACCGCCGCGTCTAGTCTATTGGGCGAAGCCTGCCCATCGTCCCCCGTGTAAGTCGTCATCTCTGCCTCTAGTTCTGGATATTGCCCAACATGATGAACGCGTCCCATCTCATAAAGTGATGCGACCGGCTGCGCCCTCAGCATTTTTCCACGCTTGGCTATCACCCCAGTCACGGGAATATTAGGATCAACGCTAGCCAAAGTCTGATCCACAAGCGCCGCGCCAAAGTTTTTCTCCGCAATAAGCTGATCGGCCTCGTATTCTTTAAATGCTCCTATCGCAGTCTTAGCCCAGTCCGAAGGGCTTAACTGGGCGCTTAGGTCTTTCAAGATGTAATAATGCCCGTTAAAATCCTCCCCTGCAACGATGATCCCACACTCATCCCCCGAACCCGCTTGACTCCCAGAGGGGTCAACGGCGACCACTATCCTCTTCATTTCTAGTGGGTACTCGCTCACCCTGTAGGGAGAAAGCATAGTTGTTTTCTTCCATAAGGCCGCCTCATTTTCTTTGATGGGGATGCCCAGATAAATATGATCGTATCGGGCAGGGTTCGCCTCTTTAGTCCTTGCGGCCTTCTCGGCAAAAGACGGGTGTAAGTTTTTGAGATTATCAAGGTAGCTCGTATAAATGTATAAAACACCGTCTTTCACCCCATTGAAATCTATAGGAACATTAGGCTCTTTAAAGAACCTCTGATAAACAAAACTATCCTCATTGCTCGGATTCCATACAAGTATTGTTCTCAAATTAGCGCCGACCTTTCTGATTGAGTCATCCACTTTATCAAAAGTGCAAGCCTCTGTCTCTGTGCCATCGTTGGGAAGTTCTTCCGCTTCGTCCAGATGCCAAGTGGTTAATCCTTCAATCGACTTTAGGGATGCGGTTTGAATGCCGCTTGAAGTCTTGAGGCCCATGAAAGCCACCTCAGATTGAGATTGAAGATTGCTGAACGTCCGGCCCACCAATTCAAAATCCTTCTCCATGGTCCCCCCGCCATACGGGGAGTTATCCCAAGCTAGCTTCCCTGCGAACTCTGGAACAACGGACTTTTCGGCACTGGTCATAGTGTAGCGAGTAGAAATTATCTTATGCCCCGCCTCATAACTCAAGTCGCGCAGGAATGCCTGCGTTGCCACGGATTTACCAGACCCGCGTCCACCAGAAATGACCGCGTATCTATATTTTGCTGCCCATAATGGGCGGTATTGGCTACTGATCTCCACCTACGAATTGATGCGGCGCGATGCTTTTAATCTGTTCGCCTTTGCTTGTGATATCTTGCTGCACCTCTTGTTTATCCGAGTAGTTATGTTTGGATAATACGAGCTTTGTTATGCTAGCATTCATAGCGCCAGACAATCCACCATTCAGAAGGACACGCTCCTGCTTTGCCAGTAAGTCCTTAACTATGTCAGAAAACTCTGGTTTTTCATTGCTCCAGACGTTGATTGTTTCTCTTGATAGGCCTACCACGCAAGCAAGGCCCGCTAGTGATGGGATAAGGTCGCCATGCTCTTGAAAATCACTGATATACGCCCTAGCCTCGGCTAGTAGTTCATCGGTGTATTTTGTGGGTCGTCCACCCGCCATCACAGTCTCCTTTTTCCCCTCATTTTACCACATAAAACAAAAAGACCACCCCGATCAAGTTTTAGGAGACGAGACGGGCGGCCTTTTCAAGCAGTATCACCTAAAGGATGAGATTGCAAGTCAGTTGCCACAATCGAAATGAACGACTCCGCCATGCCTCATGCTAATAAGCTGCCCAAACGGCCATCCGCACAGGGGGCAAGTCGTCAACCACAGCACCAAGGCTAACAGGGGCGCGATCCAAAATAGATGCTTCATCTCGTCTCCTAGTGTAAAAAGCCCCCGAAGGGGCGGGGGGCGGCTATTGTGGCAAGTCTGAAATGTCGCCTTCACATTCAAAGACGACGTCAAATTTAGCAGATCCTAATTCAAATAGACTATCCGCGCTCTGACACGATACCATAACCCTATCAACAGCAATTGTGCCCTTCTCAATTCCAAATATCAAAGCCTTCAAAGTGCGAACGGTTTTTAGTTTGTGTTTTGTGTCTTGTATCATATTTTCCTCTATGGTTGTGAGCTGCCCCCGAAGGGGCGTCGTGTTAGATAAGCTCAGTAAATACCGCTTTCGGACAAAAATAAAAATTCTTCCTGCTCCTCTTTAGAAAGCTTGTTAAATATCTCTATCAACTTTGCCGCTGCATTTTTTGACATTGGGCTATCAACAGGGTATTCGCTTTCTTTAATTGGCTCGAATTTCATATAAAACCCTGCAGCCTCTTTAGTGCCCAAGTGCTAAACCAAGCAGGAGGTGTTGGAGACTTATCAAGCCTCCCCTCAAGCGCCTCGTCTTGGTTATGCTCTTGCCCATATAAAAAAGCCTCCCACATAGCCCTGATCGTGTCTGTTGTATCCATTAGGCTACCCTCTCCATCTCAGTCCCACAATAATCATATGTCTCGCCTATTTCAACGCCTTTGGCATTGTTTTGAATAGCTAGCATGAATTTTCTAGGGCTAACCTTGTACACCGAAATGATGAATTCTGCATTTGATAAAGAAGCTTCTCTGATTGCTTTTGGTAGTTGTAATTTTGTGTATGTCATTGTCTCGTCTCCTATAACTGACATCACTAGTATATCACGGGCCCCGAACTTGTCAAGCCCAAGGCATAAAAGTACTTTCAAGATGCGGATGTTCCACTTCCCACCTCCCAATATCCTCGCCTTCCATCTCCGCGCTGCACTCCAGGCAAGTGTCTAAAGTGACCCACCACGGCAGGCTAAAAAACACCTTTTCGCATTCACAGCATTTAAAAGGTTCCATCTAGCACCTTTTTAGTCTCTTCTACAGAATGAACAACCCCAGATAACCCGCCTGCTTGTCTTACCTTCTCAAGATGATATTTCTGGAGTTTTGACAATGGGCTAGGTTTTATGGGGCGCTTAACCTCCAGCGCCGAAAATATGCCCACGCTTTGGCCCACCATATCTTCAGTGATTACAGTCGGGACACACGCTAGAATATCCGCAACTCCAGAGCGTGTTGCCGTTATCACTTTCACGACATAAGCGCCCCGCGCCTCTAGCTTTTTAATAATCTTCGACTGGACCCCTTGTTCATTCATCGTTTCGCCTTTTTATAAAATGACTCATTGAAAGACTGTTTACTTGAAACCGCATCAAAAATACGCTCCTCAACCGAACCGCGAACCATGAGAACGTGGACCTTAATCGGTTCCCTGCGCTCCCAGTTGCACATCCTGTCTAAAATCTGTGAATAAGTTGACCCGCTAAAAGTGAGCGAATAAATCACCATCGCACCATCTAGCCAAGACAAATCAACGCCTTCACAGTATCGCTTTATCGAACCAACAAAGATATCGAAATCCCCCGCCTTAAACGCCTCCATATCGTCACCGGCAGAACGTCCAATCTTGTGCATCTCATCAAGTATCAAATCCCTCTCGGCTATGTATTGGGTAAAAATAGCATATTGCCGATCTTCTGAAAGTCTCTCCACCATGTAATCAAGTTTAGCCCTGTTCCCAATTCTCAAAACCTCCCCATCGTCATCAAGAACAGTCCCCCCGCAAATCATCGCCTTTTTCTGCAAGATGGCCGCCGGATTCTCCGCAACAATAGCCCGATCTTCAATCTCCAAAATGCCCTCACGTTCAATCTCATCCCCAAGCGATAAAGCCCGCGAATCATCAATCAAATGCGGGACCACTTGCGCCCTTTGCTTAAATCCAACTTCCTGCTGAGTCATGCAAACCGCATAAGGCGCAACTTCACTAGCCACCACTTCACTAACTCGCTTGTAGCTCTCCACCTCTTGCCCCCCCGATATCCTTATCGGCGTAGGGATGCCATAGCCGCCACCCTTAAACCACTTGTAAAACGCCATTGGACCAGACCCAAACGCCACCCATGGTCCCCTTGCCGTTGCCCAGAAGATATTGAACCACTGAGAACTGCTTTCAATGGCAGGTGTTCCCGAAAGCATAACCACCTTTGCCGCCCCCGCACAAATGCCCCGAACCAACCGCGCCGCCTTACATGGCTTTGGGAAAGCACTCAATCGGTGGACCTCATCAAGAACCACCACGCTAAAACCGCCAAATTTCAGCTTATGAAGCCCTTCATAGTTGCAGACGGTTAATCTGTCGCCAAAGCCGCCCATTAGCTCAGAATCGGCCAAAATGGACGGAATAGCGGCCTTTTTAGTCACAAACAAGATATTGCCCTCAATCTCACTAGCAAGTTGCAGCGCGCAAAGCGTTTTCCCTAGTCGCATTTCAAGCGCCAAGAGCACAACGCCCCGATCAGTCAAAATTGGTCTAGCCGCATCAACTGCGTTTTGTTGGTGTTGCCTTAATTTAAATTCCATATCGTCTCCTAAACTAAATAACTAAAAAAACAAAAGTGACGCCCTAAGAGGTAAAAATGTGTCCATATGGCCCTAAGTATATATATTATAATATAATATATTCCTTTTCTGGGTTTAAAACACTTTTACCCTTTTGTTACTTAGGTTGACCCTTTTGTTTTTTAAGTTTTTTTTATTTCGCCAAAGTGTAAAAATGTGGGTGTAATTGCATCAATTTCGGTACAGGACCGCGCTTAGGTTTTTCACCATTAACGACCCTAATAAATCCAAGCTCAGTCATTCGATTCCAGACCGGCTCCCAGTCCTTGGCTTTGCTGTGTCGTCGAGTCTTGATGTGTTGCACGACCGCATTCACCGTTTCGCCGCTTTCGATCCCGCACCGCTCCAT